GCTCTAGCCTGTGGTGGCATAAACTGGAACATCTGTGACATTGTACCAGCACCAGACCCAAAGAAATTCTGACCAGGAATAATAGACGGGAAGCTAGAACCACCACCCAATAGAGTCGCAACCGCTTTGGCGGCTGTAGCAACCGCAAGTGGTGTATAGGTCATCATCTGACCTGATGGGCTATAGCTACGATATACTGTACCAGATGATGTGGTCAATGGTGTAATAACAGGTGCTAGTGAACCAAGACCGAACAGGCTGGTGTCATACTGCAATCTCTGAAAGGTATTAACCAGACCAGATATACCAGTTGCTTGGCTTAATAGACCAATTGCATTGGTTGTGTATATGTCAGAATTAACTCTGGTGCCTGTCATAAATCCAGCACCCTCTTTTTGTTCGACTGACTGAATTAAATAAGCCATAGAATTAAATGCGGCAATAGTGCTTGGGTTCATACCACCATAGAGCTTCTTACTATTTGTTTTACTATTTAAAATAGAAGATATCAGAACACCCAGTGACATGACCGCACCAGGTAGATCACCCATCATAGAAGATGAAATAAGATTATCGAATGACTGAACCGCTGTAGCAACCGATGTGACCTTTGGTATCGGCATGCCAGCCATATTATACATGGCTGCGTGGGTTGGCAGACCTTTGGTCATACCATGATTCCACAGCTGGTCTTTCTCACGGATTCTACGGACTCTTGCACCACCCTCGACGGTCTCATAAGCCTCAGGCGGCGGTAGAACCTGAATAGGCATTGTCAGGTACATGGCAATATTCTGAAGCAGGCTCATATTACCTTCGATGGTCTGGTCATTATTATTAAAATCATTTGCAAGACCAATAATCTGGCATTGATTTGAGCCAGTATCTTTCATTGCTACGACCAGCGAACCAGGATCTAAACCACCTGGAAATTCTTGCTGTGCAGCCCTTGTTGGTGACATGAGACGCGGTGAATAAGCAAGGTGCTTTACGTTTACGTCTTTACCATGAATAGATGGGAAATATACTCTGAGATTGCCTGAATAATCAGTTGGCGCATCAGCATCATGACCACCAACCACGATACCATAAACTAGCCCAGAAGCGGCTGAACTCTTAGGTAGATATGACATTATACAATACCTCTGCCAACTGTACTTGCTACACAATCCATCGTCGTTGTGGCCAGACCACCGGCTGTAATATGATGGAACATATGTAGAATTAAATAGCGACCTGAACCATAGGTCATTTCAAAATCTGGTCGTGTCTCTTTATTATATAGATTGACATCAATAGTCTTACCAGCATGTAGAACAGGATTGAAAGGCACCGTCATACGCAGTGCAACCTTATCTCTAGCCAATAATGACATGCGAGCCTGACGGAATTGCAGATAATCTTTTGCATAGTCAGGGCACATATCTTGTTGCTTATAGGTATTCTGGTTAGAAATAGCCGTCTTCATAACACCAGAGCCGATACCACAACCAAATAGATTGAAGTCTTGATTGAATAGACTGAATGATTTATTGATAGGGTCGAACAATATGAGAGAATTAATATTGCGACCATTCTCGTCAATACCATTCAGAATATCGGTCAGCAGGTCAAAATCGCAAGGGAAAGAATAGGTCAGAATAGAGGCTGGATCAGCCATCGCATTGCTGAGTTCATTGCGATAAAACTTCATGATCGGCTTCTGACGGCAGAGCGAGCGAATAGAACGGAAATGGTGGGCTGGTGTATTATCGAACCCATCACCATATGTCATATAGTGCAGAAACGATGGGTCAGTGCCTTCAGCCACAGCATAATTACATTGCTGTGATACCACCTGAAACGGGTGAATATTCTCTGCGATATAATCTCTTGGGTACCATGAGGCCTCAATAAATCTTGAGGTCGCACCAGAGCATACACCCAGAACATAATCGACCACCTCTGATGGTGATGTACATTTCCATGAGCGGCTGACCAGTGTCTTTGGGTCGGTCAACTGGCTCTGGTCGCAACCTCTGAGGGTGAATCTCTCGGTATTATTATTGATCAGGTGACGCTCATCCATTCTGTATATTTTCTGGTTGATTGTCATCTCGGTTGGTAGACCAAGATTGCGAATATCATTAATACCAGTTTTCTCCAGCTTGATGCTTACGTCAGCGTTCTTGAAGGTCTCGAAATTCTTATTGGGTATCGAGTGAATATAGCTGTCGAATTTAATAATGGTCTGTAGACCAGGTGTCAGCAGGCTCTCACCGAGATAGACCTCTTTTGGTGTGAGTTCATTTAGTTCAGAGCTGGATACACCATTAAAAGAAATGGACATACCAACTTCTGATCTATCCTGTGAGAGTTGTAAGGCTTCGCTGTAATCAGACATATATTATACCGGTAACTTTCTTACATAATTATTAGCACCGAGAATGGTTCTGAGTTCGTTTACAATCTGACCATAATATTCTGGCTTGATGATCTTGATGGTGCGCTTTCTCTCATTCTCCTCGACCTCATGATCATAGAAGGTCTGATATGTACCGTAGACCTTTTCTCTCACGGTCACACCATCGACCACATAATCTGTGGTAATACCAGTGGGTGAGAGGTTCAGATAATAATCATACGGAACATCTGTAGGAACGGTGAGTGTTTCTTTGTCATAATTAATCTCGTATCGCCATGTCGTGGTCAGACCGACTGAGGTGTCTGTGCGTTCGATGACCTTCTCGTATTTGTAGATATTATTACCAGCCGGATTGGCCGTCTGAGACCAGTTGATAACCTGTGTATCAGTGACAGTATTACCACCAGCGGCTGTGCGATACTTATTTGCGATATACTTATTGAATTGGTCATAATTTAATGGCCAATCATATGCGGCATCGATAATACCATTGGCCATCATAATAACCCAGTGGCCTTCTGTTGACTTATATACTCGGTCAGCCAGTATCTCTGGTGTCTCACCCTCTTGAATATTGTAGATATAATATGATGAGATATTCTCTAGCGTCTCTTTAATGATACCAACGCGCACAAAGATATTCGTGGGTGACTGATATGTGGTATAGTCGCCCTTATTAATGTCATATGCTACTGTAGGAAATAAATCGAAAAACCTAGCCATTTAGAATCCTTGTGTCACTCTTTGTTTATGGAGGATCTCAAGTTCACGGAAGGCTAAGCTCAGTCTTACCGTTACGGGATGACCATTACTGAATGTTGCGTAGATACCAGCTGGTGCATAGTCAACTTCGACCTGTTCGAGGGCGCAGGTATTAATGCGTGGTATCTTTGTGTTCTCTTTACCCTTGTGATAGAAAGTAATATCAAATTCTGCTGGTGCAACAAAGGTTGGTATGATACCACCGATACTGCTAATTTCTGGTGCGGCATGGAATCTCAGTGTATCGATAATATTCTTTACTGTCTGGCTTTCCTGTGCGTTCTTTGGTGCCATCAGAAGCTCCATACGGAAAGCTCTCTGTGGTGTATGAGAGAAGATGACCTCGACCTTAGGATTAATTGGATAACCAGCAATGCCTGCAAGCTGTCTGGCTGTCTCACCAAATACACCACTCGCAACGGCTCTGGGCAGGCCACTATTAATAGCAGAATTAACACGACCTGTGAGCAATGCAGTCAAGGCTTTACCGGCTGCGGTCACACCGAGTTTAGCCGCCTGAGCACCAAATGAGGTCAATGAGATTTCTTCATAGACGTTGGTGTGAGTATATGCCATTGGTACAGGCATGAAAAGGGCAATCGACTCTTTAATTCTTCTGGTATATCTTGGTACATTAACACCCTGACCTTCTAATACCTGATTGGCCAGATTACCGAGACCTTCAAATGTGGTCAGACCAGGCACATTCGAGACATTACCGAATTTTAATTGATCGACCTTGGATAATTCATTTGTTATCTGGTAATTTGCAGGGCCGAATTGGTTTGGTAATGCTATAGTTGTGCGTGGTTGATCATTTTTACCAACTTGCACGTTGATATTAATAATCATATAGTGCGCTAGGTTGTCTGCGCCAAGGTCGCTAGGGAATGTTCTATATGTGAAGTCATACTGGTTATCAAAGCCAAGATAATTCGAGAAGCGAGATGCAACCTCTGAACTCTGATTATATAATGCATTTAGACCAGCACCAGAGCTGCCAGCTATTGTTCTTCTCGAAAGAATGGCTGAAGGTGATTCAACGGGTGTTCTGGTATATTGATCGCTGACGACCGAAGTGGCTACACCTGAACCTTCTGATGTGGTTAATTCATCTACGGCTGTGCCGGCTGAACCTATCGTACCTGGGCTTAAAGGCATCTATTATTATCCTGGTTGGTTGCATACATATTTATATGGCATACAAAGGACGATT